GGTTCCATTGCCACCCAGTAAGTGAGATCGCTGCTCTCGTTGACGAACTTGGCGACACTATTTTCACAGATTTCGACGTTGTAGTCCCCAGACATCATCTTCAGATTTTCTACCTTGAAGTAGAATCCGAACTTTGCTTCTTCGGTCTCCTGTCTTCCAACGTCGAAAGAATACTCGTTGGAAGACGGGTCCTTTCGATCGGTCACAGTCAGAACGATCTGACCCACATCATCCTTAGAGGTCTCGATCTTGATGTCAGGAAGCTGGAGGACTGATGCTGCTTTCTGAATCTCCTTGAAATCACTCTCTACGATCTGACAACTGACGACACTTGGTGGCATCTTCAATTCTTTGGTAACAGTAGTCAGAAGCTTGGGTTCGGAGTAGAAGTACTTCACCTTGGAGCTGTTGCTTCCAGAAATGGAGACATACTTCTCTTGGAACTCAAATTCGGGATCTTGGAAAAGAGAAACAACACCTAGGAACTTGTTAAGGTCCCAAATGCCGAACTCAGTCGTAAAATCTTCTTCCACTGTGGTCTGAGCAAGAACGTTCTTGTAGTTAGAAATCGTCTTGAGCTTATTACCAGGGGTTACCAAAATATTAGAATTAATACTGGCAAAATTCTTTAGGACGTCTAAGGTTTCTTTACTAATCTTCATTGTGCACGTTTCCATCACGGTCATATTGGACTCCATTCTGTACCATTATATCAAAAAGGCTGACCAACGTCAACCCATGTCTTCATGTCGGCTGAAGTATTCATCAGCATGATCTGGGAATTGCTTGAGAATGTTCTTGTCGTTGTGACGCCTACTTCTCCTCTTATTTTTCCTAGACCCCTTTATCATGCTGGGATCATAGGCCTCCGCCTCATAATACTGGGGGGTCTTTTTATTTTTCTTGCTGTTGTTGTTGTTAGCCATCAGATTTCAAAACTCAGGGTTGGGGGTGACATCATTTCTTCAATTACCTTATATAAAGAGTGCTTCTTCAAGTAGTCGATGAACTCTCGTTCGAAAAGTTCGCTCTGATCCTTGTGCAGCGTGTTATAAATCTCGTGTTGGGATCGAATCAAACCCTTGGGTCGAGATGGAATTTCGTTCAAATCGATGAGAGTCTTGTTTCGGTAGTAGTGACTTTCGATAGAAGTCATATCACCCATCTCTATCATGTCGACTGCGGCATTGTACCGCTTCTTGTTCACGATCGTCTGCTTCTTCGCCTCGTTGACAATAGCATCATCGTCGGAGTAGATGTTGGGAATCCCATCAGAGGAGTCGCCACGGATAATATGCTCCTGCAGAAATGCGTTTGTGTCTTCACAGACGAGGAATTCTTTGTGTGCTGGACTGTACTGGTCCACCCAGTGGAGGTGATTCAGCTGCTTGAAGTCCTTATCAGATGACACAATGACTGTCTTCTCTTCTGCCTTTTTGCAGAGATACCCAATAACGTCATCTGCTTCACAACCATGGACGAGGTAAGATCGAACGTTCACCTCATCGAGGATCTCATCATAGAGTTCCATGAAGAGGTCATACATATTGCCCCAGTCCATGCTGCTCTTCTTCTGGTCTCGACGTCTATTCGCCTTGTAATAGGGATAGTAGTCTCGTCTCCAAGAAGAACGATGATCATAACATAGGGCGATCTCACCGTACTCAGAATGGAACTTCTTGTAGTAGTATGCCATACCCCTGGTATAGGCATAACGAACATGGTGCTTCTGGATCTCTTCAAGCCGCTTTCCGTAGATGGAAAACATGTTGGCGATCATGAGTTGGTTTGCATCAATGAGAATCATCAGATCACTCTCACAATTACACAGTTAGCATTAAGTCTTGGTCTCACGGGCTTTTTCACGGTCTTGATTTTCTCGATCTCTTCGAGCACATGCTTCTTTGTTAGACGTTTAACTATATTTATGGTCTGGTCAACACTCTTGACCTTCTTCATGAACGACCTATCTGGATCAAAGTGGTCAATTGATGCACCCTTAACAGTCAGACCACCATTACCCACACGTGATTGATAAACGTAGATGAGTCTGCTAACCTCGTTGTATACGAAAAGAGCATCCGCACCAATAATCTTCTTGGGATGTTCAGACTTCACCTTAACCGTCTTTCCCGTCTTAAGATAAGGAAGCTTCTTTACGATCTTCTCTGGATCGACCTGTCTGGTGGTCTTGGTCTTGGGTTTAACCGCTCCGATGTGCTTATCTGCACCTTCAACCAGAGATTCCAAGAACTTCACATACTTATGAAGGTAGGTGGGTCTCATGTAACTGTACGCTTCCACCAGCTGCTTGTCTTCCTTTTGATAAGCAGCACGTGCTTCATTCAACATACCACGGATCTCTTTCATGATCTCCGTGGCCTGCATGGACTTGATCTTTTCCTTCTCCATCCATCTTCGGATGTTCCACCAGGTCTTGGCAGGCATGTTGGGGTAGTTAATCACCTTATCAATTTCAACGTTCACTGTATCCATGTACTCGCTGATCTGATCAGCGATCCTGATCTTGATAGGAATAATGGTCTTGGTGACAGATGGTGCTTTGTTCTGCTTGGTGCAATCCGACTTGATTTCGGCGAGAGCCTTATCAATCTTCTCGTTGAGTCTATCGTTCTTGCATCCATTCAGAGCAATACGACAAAGGCCACCAGCGTCTTCATAAAGAGACTTTTTGGCATTACGGTAATCAGCAACCTTTTCACCATCTTTCTTTTCCTTAATAAATTGCAAGACCCAAGCCTTCTTCTTCTTGGGGTCAGCATTACATCGATACCAGTGTAGAGCACGAACCCACCGCCATTCCATTTCAGAAGGCTCAATGTTTTCGTCCCAATCCCATACGGGTTCCGCAAACGGATTCTTCTTTGCCATGTTTACATTATATCAGAGAGGCTTTTTGAACGCAAATATTGGTTCGTACTTGTAATAGCGGCCTTTGACCTTACAGAAGTTCTTGACATGAGGCTTTCCGTCCTCTGTCAGCCTGTGGGTTCCAGGCATCCCAGTCATAGCCATTTTAATCGTGGGTAGCTGTTCAAGACCCATGGCTTTAATGATTTCTACTGAATCCTGTTCCAGTGGGATGAATTCCCCATTCTCCAGCTTCAGATCCGCCACGTTCCAAAGCAGGTGTCCTCCAGGCCGCAGAGAATCCGAGGCAGTTTGGAGGGTTGGTCTGAGGAATCCTTCCTTCCAGGACTCATAAGAGTCTCCATACTTGTGGCAGCTTTGGTTGTCATCTTGACTATAAATTTCTCTATTGAAATAAGGAGGTGAAGTAAATACAAGGTCGATCTCCCCTCTGTATCTTTGAAAATCTTCATGATCTGCTACTTCTTCTGATCCGAGCATGTGCATTTCGTACGAATTCTGCTCTGAGAAGAAGGCATTTCCTCTGTATGTCCTGCCATTAAAGAAATCTGCCAGGATAGCATATTTGTTACGCCCATCATCATAAAAGTTGTCAGGATTAGGATCTGTTCCCACGTAGTGAATGGTGCGGTCGTCACTAACTGCCATAGCCCCCAGAATACGACCACCCCAACCAGAAGAAGGATCCCATAGTATGTTGCTTTTGCCTTCATTTGTAAACCTTTCATAAATTGCTTTGGCAGTCAAAGGAGGAAAATTAACTGCTGGTTGGGTGTATCCGATCCTGAACGGGATGAACCATCGAGGGAAGACTTTCTTACCTTTTTCATACATCCTGACTCTGTACAATTTTTCTTGCTTCAAGTCATCTAGATCGATATTGCTATGGTTCCTGTATTCTAGTCTATCTTTAATCTCTTCCACTTCATCACGACTCATGTGCAGTAAGTCCAGCTCATCTAACTGAAAATACCCCGCATTTTTCCCCTTTGGTGGATCTACCTCTTCCAAGAAAAAATCATAACCCTCGAAGAAATGAGGGTTGTCTAAGTAATGCTGGACCCATTCCTTGCCTGAATCTACACTGATTAAAGAATCTTTGGCATCATTCTTCTTCAAACTCATTGCAAAGAGATAGAAGGAATCTCGTTTAAAATGCCTTTTTGCACGGTGCAACATGGATTTGAGATATTTGTCTTCGTTGAACAAATCATAGATGCTCTGACCAATTTTGTCGTTGGTGCTTCGCACGATTCTGGTCTTGTACATGTTCTCGAAGAACTGGTCCGCTTCGACACCGAGATAGGCCGTGTTTAAGATCACATCACCAGTGGTACCTGCTTCTTCGTCGTCTCTCCACATAGAAGAGGTATTATAACCTCCCAGCCTATTGAAGTTCTGAATTATCTGCTCTTCCGTCTTCCCACCCGATCTAGGAGGGAGACCATAAGAATCCCAGATTCTCAGGACTTCTTCTCTAACACTAATCACCCAAGACTCGAACTCGTCGGCATCTTTGGCAACAACCTCCTCGAATGTGATGTTGACTGGTGACTCTACAATATGATGATTTTTTTCGTAGAAATCTCTCAAGTACTCGCCTTGTGCATTTTAAATTCCATCTCACTGAAGATGCCCTTCTTCTTGAAGTGGATGTTGTTTTGGAACTTGTCCATCATCTGGTCTGCTTTGTGGGTGATTACAAAGATGTTGGCCTTGTTGCCGATATCGTCTAGAATTCCCATGAATTCTTCGGTTCCCACCGAGTCCAGACTGGAGTCAAAAATCTCGTCGAGGATGAGAAGATTGCAGTTGACACTGTTCTTCATTCTTGCCACCTCTCTCCATGCGAGCAGAAGAGAGAGGTCAATCCTAAGCCTTTCACCTTCACTGAAATTGAAGTAGGTGAACTCGTCTCTGTGCCTGCTCTTAATCGTCTCATCGAAGTTCTCGTCTAAAGTGAACTGACAAAAGAAATTCATAGAGGTCAGGTATTGATTGATAACCTTATTCATCAGAGGCAGGTAATATTTAATAATGTTAGACTTGATACCAGTATCTTTCAGGAGAGAGTGGGCATCCTCTAGATCGGTCCTTTCCTCAATTAAAGACCTCCTAACTCCATCATGTTCCCCATACTTCTCTGTCAAGAGCACCAGAGCCTCTTTTTCCTTCTCTAGATCTTCGGCACCAGACTCCACCTCGTCCAGATGTTTAAGTGCAATACCAATGTGCTCGTTGTTGCTTTGGATGACGGCGGAGTTTCTGGTCGTCACTTTTCTAAGATCAGAGATCCTTCTTAGGCTGGCGGTAACTGTAGAAGTGATTTCTTTCAGCTCATCGATCTTGGACTCAATATCAGACACCGCTTTTTCTAATTCCAACACTTTATTTCGCTTATCGGAAGTCATCTCAAGCTTGTGGTTTTCATCGATCTTCTGACTGCATGTGGGGCAATGATCGTTTTCATCATAAAAAGCGACAGCGATCCTATGCTCCTTCAACTTCGACCCCAATCTTCCTCTGATGCTCTTGGCCTCCACCAAACTATCCTGGGGTTCAGTCTTGGGCATTATTTCTAAGATTTCTTCAATCTCTCTGTTGCACTCTTCGACCTCTGCCTTCATCGGTTCGATGACATCTTTTGTCCTGCTGATTTCCTTGAGGTACCTATCTTTGGACTCCTTAGACTTCCTTTCAAGCTTGATTACCAACTGCTTGTTTGCGTCTATTTTCGTCGAAAGGTTGTCGACGGTCCCCTTAAGAATAGTCAACTTGTCCTTGTTCTCGGAAACCTTGGCCTTCATGAGATTACTCATATCAGAAAAAATGTTGATATCCAACAGATTTTCAACAATGATCTTCCTGTCTTTGACGGGCAGTCTCATAAATGGAACATAATTAGAGGACCCTAGGATTACGACCTGACAAAAAGCCTTAAAAGACATCTTCAGTATCTGGTCTTCCAAGATCTGCTGGTAGTCTTTGACCTTGGCATCTTGGTTCATGAGTTCACCGTTCTTGTGAATTTCGAAAATCTTGGGCTTCTGTCCTCTTACGATTCTGTACTCGTTTTTGCTGATAGTGAATTCCACCTCAACAACCGAATCTCTCTCGTTAACACTGTTCACGAGGTTCTTAATATTGATACCTCTGAAACTCTTCCCGTACAACACAAAGGTGAGGGCATCCAGCATAGTGGATTTACCTGCACCATTTTCACCAGAAATGAGTGTTGTGTCGTACCTGTCTAAAAAGACCTCGTTGAACGAATTCCCAGTGGATAGGAAATTCTTCCACTTCAATGATTTAAATACTAGCATAAATCTCCATAATAAATGAGTCGAGGGAGACTCGAACTCCCGAAAACGTCGTTATAAGCGACGCTGCTGATGCCATCCGCTTCCGACCCGTGGTTCTTCAAAGTGGGATTACAGACTTCTTGTTGCTAACATGTCCGTTTTCGTTCTTATCCAAATAGTTGCTCTTCTGTCTGTCGTCATCATGACCCAGACGGTAGTTGACAGTGGATACCCCCATTTTTCTAAGTTCATTGAAGTGATCGTTCAACATACCAACCACCCTTTCGGTATCTTTAATCGCCGATTCTTCTTCAAAGTGCATCGGGATATCAATATGTAGTCTAAATTTGCTCATTGTGATAAAGATTCCAAATAAATTTCCTTCACTAACTCTTTCACCTTGTTGGGGTTCTTGATTTCTGTTCTCTTGTCGATTTCATCCATGATGATTTCTAAAGTACTCTTAGTCGCATCTGCGGCCTCGATCTCTTCTTTGTCCAGCCTGTCTGTCTCATCCATGATGGTAAGACTGTATACACCACTATTATACAATGAGTCCATCACTCTGTCAAGTATGTAAGGGTTCTCTTTACTGAGAACGTAGAGCTTCATATACTTGTTTTTGTATTGTGGGTGTGTGCTGTTGATAAACTTGGCATAATCTTTGTTCTCGTCGTCATAAGAAAGGCTGTGGAACATGCACTCTGGATTCTTGATGAATTCCATCTCTCTGGTCTCTGTATCGAGAATCCAAAACCCCTTGGTCTCTCCAGAATCAGAAAAAGTGATCTGATAGGGAGTACCCAGATAGACCACATTGCCTCTCTCTTGTCTGCAATGGAAATGACCACTAAGCACCTGTTCGAATCTGGAAAAAAGCCCAGGGTCCGAACCTCCGTCATACTTCACCCCTCTCATCACCTCGTATCCCTTCAGCTCGAGATGACCGATTAACCACTGGGCTGGTGTGCTCTTGATGAAGGTCTCCGCTTCTGCTTCATTTTCACCGTTTATCCACGGCAACAGAGCAAGATCCATCCCACCCAGACAAATGGTCTCAGGCTTCTCGTAAAGAACGAAGTTGGGGTACTTACCATCAAATAACTCTTTGATGCTGTTAACGTCGTTGGTGTTCTTATAGTAGGTATCATGATTGCCGAGAATACAATGCATAGTAACACCCATATCCCGCATAGGTTCAAGCACCTTCTTGCGGACGGTGTTCAGGGTATTGAAATTTATATACTTTCTTCGGTCTAGTAGATCACCAGCATGAATGACCGTATCGATATCATATCTTTTGAGGGCAGGGAAAAAAACGTCCTCAAAGAAACCGACAAAATGGTCTAAAAATAACTGGGAATCGTTTCGTGCACCGAAATGGGTATCGGTAACAATCGCAATTTTCATATCACTGATCCATAATATTGTCTAACGTTCCACCAGAAGACTTCTTCTTCTTCTTGGGGGCAGTCTTCTCATTCAGAGTACTCACATCGTTATCTGAAAGACTGAACACCTTATTTAGGCTCAACTTCTCGTGTGGGTCGGTATCGTCCCATCTCGGCATGTTCTTATAATTATCCTGCTGTTCGGCAAGCTTGTACTTAACATACATCTGCTTCTTTTCCTTCTGAATTCTGCGAAGGAAAGCATAATACATCATCTGGGTAAAGTAGGCAAAAGGGTTCTTACTCTTCGTAGGACTGAAATTATGTGCATAAAGAACTGCGTTCTCAATTGCATCTCCTACCATCTCGTCCTTAAAATCGTAGTTGTAAAAGCACGCCTTGCGGGAAAGACCTTCTGCGATCTTCAGAAAACAAGATCCAATGTAGTCCGTGATCGGGGGTCTCTGCTCTCCACTTTCGTCCGCCTCTACTACCCCCTCTTTCCACTCGCAAAGGGCCTCGTAAAATTCCACATTGTTAACATAATGATTCGGGTTCTTCTTCTTGTCAGTCACTGTTGGACTCCTTTCATTCCCAAATTATACCACAAAAGTACAGCCACGTCAAGTATATTGACAATATTTTAGTGATTTGATACATAAAGAGTCCTACTCACCCGTTGGAGTAAATGCTTCAATCGCAATAATCTTCTGGGTAAGGCGACCAATCATCCAACTCATTACCATAGTCTGGTCTTTCCTTGTCGACTTCTTCATCGATCCACTCTTCTTCTAGCTTCGAGGATGCTTTGTCGACGATCGAATTAACGAAGTCTGATAAGAATTCCTTGAGACTGTCCTCGGTGAATTCTTCGTCCTCTGCTTCTTCTAGAAGCTCCGCCAAGGTCTTATGGTTGTTATTATCAGAGCCGCTGTTGGGTATGTCTTCCATTCTTGGGTCTGCACTACCAGTATCTTCATACTCTTTTTGACAGTCATAAGCCTCTTCGATAAATTCGTCTGGACTGGAAATCGTGAGGACGCAATCCAGCTTAATTCTGACGTTATCATCAGAACAATGTTCCATCCAATCGGTAAGAACTAGGAATTCTTTAGAAATTCCTGCTAGCGGGTTGTTGGTGGTCATGCCCCTAATGGTCATCGGTCTATTCAGAACCAATTTGGTAGAGGTCGAACCAGAGATTTTGGCAATCAACTTCTCTCCGTTTACTAAACGAACGATGCGATAACCTTTGTCGGGCTTGTTCTTGCCCTTTTTATTGAGGTTACTACTACTCATGGTCAGTATCCTCCTTTTGTTCATCAATATTTATATCGATGACTTTATAGGTGAAGTTCTCAGAATCGTAGATCTTTAGTCTCTCTTCGTGGTGTCTAAGTGTATGGTTCTTATAACTCAACCAGTGTAGGTCGTCAGAAATATCATACAAACGTGCGACCTCTTTGTGATCTGACTTGCGGAGTTGCCTCCCAATAGACTGCAGTACCCTAACTCTGCTTTTAGAAGGAGAGGCAAATACAATATTATGAAGTCTTCTTATCGATACCCCAGTCGAAAAAGTACCATAAGATGCTACAATCACAGCATTTTCTTCCGTCTCTACAATTTTACGGATTTCTTCTCTAGAGTCGGCATCGGTTCCCCCATGAATGAGGAATACTTTCCTATCTGGTATGATCTCTTCGATCATGGAGTGTAGAGGGATACCATGCTTTTGCACGTACTGAAACAGGACCAATGTGTTACCTTTAAGATTCTTAGTAAGGTCGGTGATGAATTCGTTTCTGAAGTCAGTATTTACCAAAAGATCGATCTCTTCTTGATAACTGATCCTCTTGTATTTCCTGCGGTAATGTTCTGGATACTTGAGCAGAATACAGTCGATTTCGAAGTCTGACAGGATTGATTTCTCTATCAGATCTTTGGTAGAGGTAACCTTGTAGGTCGGACCGAAGGCTCCTTCAATCACTAGCTTATGGACCTTTGTACCATCCAAGGTTCCAGTAGTACCTACCCTGTAGGGACAATCAGTAAGTTTGCCCATCAGGGTACTGAGGGATTTCGACTTGAATAAATGGCACTCGTCTCCGACGACGGCACCATACTGGTCGAAATAATTCTTATCTAGATTGTAAATGCTCTGCCAAGTGGAGATTGTAACCCTTTTGTGGTCAATGCTTTTGTCCTTACCAGCGGTTACCTTATGGCAGTTCAATTCAACGTCCCAACCGTTCTCGGCAGAGTAATCTTCGAAGTCGGAATACATTTGGGAGACTAGACTGGTGGTAGGAACCACAATCAAGACTTTTTTGCCCTCTGGTATGTTATCCAGATAGAATCTCACCAAAGCATAGATGATCAGACTCTTGCCGCTCCCAGTCGGGCTGAGAAGAGTACAACGATTGTTCTCGATGGCATGGGTAACTGCTTCGATTTGGTGTGGATGGGCATTCACTCTGCTACCCCCTGCCACTGGTCTCAAGTGGTTATCGATGTATTTCTGAATAGTCTCGACACCCACTTCTTGGTACTTCTGCGGACTGTCCCCAATGACCTCTCTACTGTACCTTCTATCTTCGCAGAATCTTAGGAGATGGGGGTACAGACCAATGGGCAACTCCTGCGTATGGATATTGAAAAGCTTGATTTTACCATCCCATTTCCTACTTTTGTAGGCTGGCATATGTTCTGCACCTGGGACCATGAAAGTGAAAAACTGTGACACTTCTTTGAGGATTCCTCTATCCTCGCAGTGCACCTTCATGCTGACATCATTTATCTTTTCAATACCGATCATTATCAGAATCCACCAGAGGTAAACTTCCTCCACTCAATAGCATTCTTGATCTTCCAGGGTCTGCTGTTGAGTTCTTTGATAACTTCTTCTAGGAACTGGAGTTTTGCCTCTTGGTAGGCAATCCTATCCTTCATGACATTCATGTCTGAGTCAGACTCTAGGTAAATATCTAGGTCCTTCTTCAGCACGTTCAGTTGAAAGGGTTCCCACTCATGGTGCTCTAGTTCTTCCTTGCTCATCTTACCAGTATAATATTCCCACTTCAGCCTCTGCAAGAGAGATTTCTTAGACAAAAGAGATCGTAGTACCAGCTTCTCGTCTTGTAGCATTCTAAGATATTTATTGTGCAGTTGGGGAATTTTGATAGACTCGATATCCAGCTCCGTGCCGTCAATCTTGGAGTCTTTTTCCGCCATGTTTTTGATGTCTTCGTAGTCCATACATTAAACCTCCACTAGTTTACCCCATTGTATATCATAGGCTGGTGTGGGTCAAGGTATTAGGCGTACGTCGAAGCTGTCGAATCCGAAAGTCAAGTCGACCACGATCGGGTCTATTTCGGTATCTTTACTGTCGAAGGCTATTTCACCCATTTCAGATGGGAAGCAGCCTTTAAAAGTGATTTCCACATTAGGATTCATAGCCCCAGTGGTGATCATCAAAATAGCATCTGATCTGTGATCTGCATAAGGATCAATATTCTCGGTGAAGTCGTCGAAAGGTGCAACGCCTCTCATCCAATCATGGATAGACTTCCAGTTTTTCAGGTCTTCATCCACCAAGAAGGAGATATTGAAATCGCCGTAGGAGGGCTTACCAATTTCCTTGATGTCTACGAACATGTTGGCACGATCTAACTGTTCAACCGAAATGCTTGGTACGTTGGCGGACTGGCAAAAATAAGTGACTTCAGGAAGCCTCATGATTGACAATCTAAAGGACGTCGGACCGAGAAGGCTGGTGTTGGTTACCTGCCTGCTCAATTTACTTAGACTCACATTAGATGGTGTACCAGGAAGATCAGACCCAGTTATTCCAAAATTACTCATTCTTTGTCTCCATGATATTTATACAAAAAAGGGGCAGGTCCAAAGACCTGCCCCCTTGAGGACGCAGAGAGGATGCTCTGGGGGTGTTTATCAAAAACACCTGTGACACCTTCCCTACTAATTTTAAACACTACTATCAGACAGCGGTACCGTGAAGGTTGATGACGCGGAACACCCTATAGTACTGGTTGACACGGTTAGATGCCGCGAGCGAGAGATCGCGTGCATCGGCGGTTGCGGTCTCAACGTATGGGTTGTTGACCA